CAACAAGGAGACGAATGATGGCAACATTAACAGGTAACAATGGTAAGATTACTCTTGCCGGTACACAAGTACTAAACGTAAAAGCATATTCATGCGATATGAAAGCAGATACAATTGAAACAACAAGCATGGGTATTGATGTTCGCACATATCTAAAGGGACTAAGTTCATGGGCAGGTTCCGCAGATGTGTTAGTTGACACAACCAACTTAACTGGCGGCGGAAGTGCTATTGCTACATTGATCGCTACTGGTGGATTTGTAGGAGATTCAAGCATTGCTTGTGTGTTCTATCTTGATTCACTTGGATCACCAACAGGTAAAAACTTTAGTGGCAATGCGATTGTGACTGGTTTTAGTGTTAAGAGTTCTATGGACGGTATGGTACTTGGTACTATCAGTTTCCAAGGCTCTGGCGCTATTACATACACAGCCTAATAGGAGATATTCATGGCAACATATACAGGTAATGACGGTGCTTTATCAGTTAATGGTAAGAGTGTCGCACAAGTAAAAGCCTTTTCAGTAGACATGAAGGCAGATACTATCGAGACCACAACAATGGGTATTGATGTTCGCACCTATGTCAAAGGTCTAAGTAGTTTTGCTGGTTCAGCAGATATATTGTTTGACTCAACAGATTGGGATACAGCAGGTGAAAATACTACCTTTAATCCAACAGATAGTGGTAGTGTAGTTGGAGCCTCAGGTGTTAGTGTCAAATTCTTTATCTATACAGACAAAGGCGCTGGCAATGACATTGCTTTTACAGGCAATGTGATTGTGACTGGCTACAGCATCAAATCCAGTTTTGATGGCATGGTCATGGCAACTATCAGTTTCCAAGGTACCGATGCTGTAACTTATAGCACAACCAACGTAGCATATCCATAATGGACATAAGCGTTACCCTTAAAGGCGATTTTAAGAATGAACTCGCCGATTTTATAGCAGGATTGGCCGAGGAAGTCTACCAAGATGCCAAAGCCAATACTCCTGTAAGGTCAGGTAACGCCCGTCGTTCATGGACCAAAACAGTATCCAAGGTGGGTGCTGTGATCGATAACAAGGTTCCTTATATTGAGAGATTAGAGGCTGGAGCGAGCCGTCAGGCGCCGAAAGGTATCTTAGGACCAACTTTAACACAAGTAAAAGGAAAATACAAATGAGTAAGATTTTAGAAAAAGCAACCGCACACTTCCGTAATCAAATCAGTGTGGAAATGAAAAACTTTGAAGTACCAGAATGGGAAACAAAGATTTATTTCAAAGCCGTAACAACATTGCGTGAAGAAGGCAGAATTTTAGAATTAAGCCAGCAGGGAAAAACAGTAGAAGCATTGGTAGAAAGCATTATCTTGCGTAGCCGCAATGAAGATGGCACCAAGATGTTTAGTCAAGCAGATAAACCAGTCTTGATGAATGAAGTTGATCCCAAGGTTTTAATTCGTATTGTGGGTCAAATCAATAGTGTTGATGTTGACCTTGATATGGATACTATAGAAAAAAACTAAGAGCGGACCCAGACCTTATGTTTGCCTATAGGTTGGCAAAGGATTTGGGCCGCACAGTAAGTGAGATACTTGATATGAGTGTGGTAGAGTTCGCAGGATGGGCCGCATTTTATAAAATAGAATCCGATGAGATTAAAAAGATAACGGAGCGTATGTAATGTCACAAGAAGCACAGATAAAGGTCACGGTAGACAGTCGCGATGCCGAACGCTCCCTTGGAAATTTACAAAACAGTCTCAAGGCATTGGCGGCTATCAGTATTGGTAGTAGCGTTGCTAAGGATTTATTCCAACTGGCCAATGAAGTTACCAACCTCAACCAAAAATTAAAAACAGTTAGTGATAGCACTGAACAAGCCAACGCCAGTTTTGACCTATTGACTGGTGTTGCTCTACGCACAGGACAAAGCCTTTCTGGTACTGTAGACTTGTTCCAAAAGATGAGCAACAGTAGTGTGTTTGCTGGATCCAGCACAGGTGCTTTGGCCACAGTTGTAGAAAGGTTTAACCAAACATTGGTATTAAGTGGTGCCAGTGCTGAAGGTGCCAGATCCAGTTTGTATAACTTCAGTCAGGCCATGAGCAATGGTACTCTAATGGGCAATGACTATCGTGCTCAATTAGAAAACAACAGCGTGTTCTTGAAAGTGTTACAAAAACAATTGGGTGTTACTTCAACTGAACTGCGTTTGATGAGCCAAGAAGGTCGTCTAAGTGCTGAAGTTGTTGCCAAGGCATTGTTGGCCGCAGATGATGTGGCAAAGAAATTCGCAGATACCAGTTTGACACTTGGTCAACGCATGGAAAACTTCAAGACCAAGAGCCTTGAAGCCATGAATAATTTTGACAAATTAACTGGCATCACAAATGCCCTGGGCATAGCCATTGAGTTTGTTGGCAACAACATCGTAGGTATTCTAATTGCCGCATTGGCCGCATTGGCCATAATCTTTGCTCCTGTATTGGTAGCAATGAGTGGTTTTATTGCCACTGGCGCCGCCATTGTGGCCGCTGTAGCCGCTATAGGTTTTGCCTTACAAAAATTAATTAATTTCATGGTTTCCGCTGGCGCATCATGGGATAGTTTTGTAGCGGCTTTGGATAATGGTGTTAAGAAACTTGCCGATATATTTGGATTCAATTATACTCTAAGCAAAGATACTGTTAAGATTAATGAAGACATCGCGGCCGCAATGGAGAAACAAAACAAAGCGGCCAAGGATGCTTTGGTCACAACACATCAACGTAATGAAGCCGCATTACAATTAGACAAATCATTGGCAAGACAATTAGAAACTGAAAATGCCAAGAGTGCTATTGCTATGAAGAGCAATGGTTTAGTCAGCATCCAACTTGAAATTGAAAAAGCCATACTGGTTGAGCGTGCCAAATATATCAATACTGGCGAAACATTAACCAAACAACAAGAAAAAGCCATTGCTGACGCAACACGCAACAAGATACTTGGTGAAGAAAATGTTTCTATCCAAAAAATGTTTGTGGATCTTAAAGATAAAGAAACATTAGCATCAATCGGTAATGCGGATCAACAACGCATCATGGCTGAATATCTAAAATTTAGTAATCAATATTCTCTGTATAATACAATCCAATATGGTGAGCAATTAAGTTACCTATTAAGACATACACAAGAATTAGAAACACAGGCCAAATTAAAAGATTTGTTCCGTACTGAACCAACACAAAGCGAGATTGGTACCATAGGCGCACAAACTATTCAAAATACTCCAAGAGGTATTGATGTTGATTACTTGAAACAAGTTAATATTGCCAAAAAACTCAACGAGATGAAGTTGATCAATGATACCGATTATGCCAATGCCAAATTATTATTAGACAAACAAGTATTGGAAAGTGAATTGGCATTGGATCAAAAAATTGCTGATGCCAGATTAAAACTTGCTGGTGTAACCAATGACGCAATTATTACTGCTGTAAAAGATCAAATGAAGAATGTTCAAATGATCCAGCAAGGTGGTGTACAAGGTTTCCAAGGCATGTTGGGTGCCATTGACAATGTCATGGCCAGTATGGCTGGACAAAATCGCAAGGCATTTGAAGCACATAAGGCATTGGCCACAGCACAGGCAGTTATTAGTACATACCAAGCGGCCGCTGAAGCCATTGCTTTTCCTCCAGGACCTCCATTAAGTTTCATCTATGTAGCAGGTGCTATTGCCGCAGGTATGGCACAGGTAAGTGCTATTCAAAGCCAAACTTATAGTGGCAAAGCAATGGGTGGATCAGTATCAGGTAATACTCCATATGTTGTGGGTGAAAAAGGTCCTGAAATGTTTGTGCCAGCAGGTTCAGGTACAGTTATACCTAATAGTGAATTGCGTGGAGGTAATGGACCAGTCAATATCAATTTTAACATACAGGCCAATGACGCCGCAGGCTTTGATGAATTATTAGTACAACGTCGTAGCATGGTCACACAAATGGTTCGTGATGCTATGAATGAAAATGGACAAAGGAGTAGAATGTAATGGCCGGAACATATCCGATGACATCAGGATTTAATGCTGTAAATTTTAAGATTAATACTCCTGTAATTAAAACAACAACAATCAGTGGTAAAACACGCCGTGTGGCTCAAGGCCATAGTTTTTATACCTTCACAGGCAAATACAACAACCTCAGCAAGTATGACACAGGTCCTATCATAGGATTTGTCAGTCAACAGTATGGAAGTTATAGTAGTTTCCAAATAACATTACCAGAACTCAGTTATAGTAAATTAGGAACACAAAATCAAACTGCCACAACAGTAACAACATCAGCCGCGGCCATTGCTGGAGCAGATAGTGTCGCAATAACAGGTGTTGCTTCTGGCAAATATTTGTTAAGAGCGGGAGATTTTTTTAAGTTTGCCAACCATAGCAAGGTATATATGTGTGCGGTCAGTTGGGTATCAGGACAACCATTATATTTTAGTGGCAGTTTAGTAGCAGATGTACCAAGCGGAACTGCGTTAGTAATCAATGCCGTGCCTTTTACAGTCATCTTAGATGGCGAAGTACAACAATATGATACAGGCATTGGCGGCATTGTTCAAATGAGTCTTGATTTTAGGGAAGTTTGGTAATGTATGTTATTAGTAACACGCTGAAAGATCGTTTCTATTCAGACAGTTTCTTTAGTCAGGAATTGGTCTATATTGGACTCCGCGATGGTACTGGGAATCAGTCAATTACCAGTACTGCCGCGTTGAGATTTGCCAGTGGTGGCATTGATGTTAAGGTACCTGAAGTAGATAATGTTACAAGGACTTATACAGCACAAGGCGACTTCATGGGATTCAGCACAGTTAGTGAAGAATTTGATGTTAAGTTAGGCAAGTTTAGTATTGTTCTCAGTGCTTTATCAACTGGCATGGTCAATAATTTCCTTGGCAAAGATTTTGAAGGTAGTCCCGTACAGATATTTCGTGCGTTCTTAGATGAAACCGATCTCCATGTGTTAGGCACAATAACAGTCTTTGATGGTTATATCTACAATATTACCATTCAAGAAAATGCTGTGACCTGTACATTAGAAATAAGTTGTTCAACCTTATGGGCAGATTTTGATCGTACATCTGGTCGCATGACTGACAACAACAGTAACTGGCGTTTCCAAGGCGGTAACACCAGTGACAAAGCATTTAACAAAACTGCCACAGTAGGCACTATTAAATTCAACTGGGGTAAAGCATGATTGTAAGACAACCTCAACCACACGAATTCGATTCAACAATGATCTTATTCAATTATTACCGCGATGAAGCCATAGAAAATATTCCCCGCATAGCGGACGAGTATGACGAAAATAGTATGATTGCTACCATTCGTACCTACATTGCTAACCATGAATATATTTGGTTCAATGCGTATGAAGGACAACGCCCTGTTGGCTTCATCGCTGGTTATATGAGTCTTGTTCCTTGGAATGATCAACTGGTTGTTGCCAACATAGCATTTACATTCTTGTTACCAAGTCATAGAAACATGGATAACTTCTCAATGCTAATGAAAGAATTTGAAGGTTGGGCAAGAAACATCAATGCTTATCAAATCACAGGCGGAGACATTGGTATCAATACTGAAAGAAGTACAAAATTATATGAACATTTTGGATTTCGTCCCTTCCTAACAACTATTAAGGAACTTGAATAATGGGTGGCGTCTTTAAGGCAATCGGCAATGTCGTAAGTGGCGTAGTAAGTGCCGTTGGTAGTATTGTCAAGGGAGTTGTCAGTGCCGTTGGTAGCGTAGTCAGCGGTGTCCTTAACTTCGTAATGAGTCCATTTCTTGGTTTATTTGGTATGCCAAATATGCCAGATATATCACAACAAAATCAAACTATTCAAGGGGTTACAGTTCAACGCCAAGGATCGGATCAACAGATTCCTGTTATCTATGGTTTTAGAAAAGTAGGTGGCATTGTTACATTTGCTGAAACAGGCAGTGACAACAACAAATATTTGTATGTGGCCTATGTGTTGGGTGAAGGTGAGATCGAAGGTGTCCGTGACATATGGATCGAAGACATTCCCGTTGGTGCCAGCAACATTCCCAATATTAACAATCAATTAAAAGTTACAATCACAGATGATGCGTCTGGCAAATTAAAAAATCGCACCATGCTGGAGATGAGTCGAGGCAATGCTTCCAATGTAGGTACTGCTGTCAAAGCAGGTATATTCGCAGGCGCTCCAAGTTGGACCACAGATATGGCTTACAATGGCCTTGCTGTTATTTTTGCTCGTTATGAATGGGTCAATGGTACAGACCAAGCAACCATAGATGCCAATCCATTCGGCGGACAAATTCCTCAATTACAATGTACAGTATTGGGTCGTAAGATTCTTAATCTTGAAACATTAGACGTCAGCAATCCAAGTAACATTACTCCTTACTATATGAATGTTACTTCTTATAGTTGTAATCCTGCTAACATTATTTTAGATTATCTACGCAATCCTTACTATGGTAAAGGCGTAAACAACAACGACATTGATTGGGATAGTTTTAAGAAAGCCGCAAACAAATATAATCAAGTTGTAACCTATACATCAAGCGGTGTTACAGGTCCTATTCAAACATTACACGCAGTAGTTGATACCAGCCAAACATTGTTTAACAATGTAAAATTGCTGTTACAACAATGCCGCAGTTATTTGCCATACAGTCGCGATGGTACCTTTATGCTTAAGGTCGACGATGCTGGCAATGACACAAACATATTAAGTGGTAGTGCGCCTATTGTTCGTACATTTACCAAAGACAATATCATTGGTTCAATAACCTATACAGGTATTGATCGAACCAGCAAATACAATCAAATTGTTGCTACCTATTGCGATCCAGATCAACAATGGAGTCAGCAAAGCGTAACAGTACCGGCTCAAGATAGTGCTGAATATGCTTTGTATCTTGCTGAAGATGGTAATAGAGTACAAAAGGGCGATCTAAGTTTTCCTTGGATTACAAACTTCGCCATGGCACAAGATATGGCTCGTCTTGCTTTACAAAAAAGTCGTTGGCAAGATACAATTAGTTTCACTGCTACCAGCGAAGCAATGGATCTACAGGTAGGTGATTGTATCTATGTACAGGCTAACATATTAAAGTTTGGCACAGATCCCAATGCGGGTGCGGTCAAATGGCGCATTGTTAGTACTAAAGTTAATAACGATTATTCAATTGCTTTAGGTTGTGTTCGTAATCAAGATAACATCTATCCTCATGTTAATGTTAATGATAGAGATTATAAATTAGCCGTATATGTGCCAAAAGGTGTAACACGCATTTATCCTCCAGAACCTACAGGTATTCCTATTGGCTTACAACCTCCAAAGAAAGCACCAACAGATCCTACAGATCCTACTAATCCAGTACAACCTCCGGCACCAGGCGGTCCAAGCGGTCCATTGATTGATGTTATTACAATTTATGATGCTAAGTTTTTATTCAGCGGAAGTTTAGCCACAGCAATTATATCTTGGACCAATCCAGGTAATACATTGGCTACTAAAGTTAGTCTATTAGTTAAGACTACCACTGCCAGTACTACTGCTTCGCAGACCGTTGTGGTTAACCTAAGCGGTACGACCAATAGTGCTCAAATCACCAACTTGGCTGTTAATACTGCCTACACCATTGTAGCCACTATTCAATACATTACAGGCGATTATAGTACCAAAGCAATTACATTTGATTTTAATCCCGGCGATGGTACTGTGACTAATCCTCCAAAGACACCTGGAACAAATTTAGCCATTGATTATTTTAAGAGTGTAAATGGTTCTACAATAACAACTGGTACAAGTCCTAATCAAATACCATTAAGTCCTCGTAGTGTATCAATTACCTTGGTACAAGATACCAGCATAGGTGCTAATCAATATTTGAATGGAGTTGTTGTTTATTACAAACCAAGTGCTAATCCTAAATGGTATGGAATGACTGTGCCTGTTAGTGTTACGCCCGGAGCAAATATTACATTTACAATTCCAGTAGGTCCAAGATTATATCCACAAACACCTGGCGGGTCTGTGCCAAACAATGTGGACGCTTATGATTTTATCTTCCGTTTTAGTTACAGTGATGGTAAAGTAAGCAAATGGCAATGGCGTGCCATGGGACAACCAATTGAATATGGTGGAATCACTTATCAATATAATTTGTTCTTGCGTGATATGACCAGCGGACAAGGTAACCCAACAATCTATCCTAAAGAAGATGCTTCAACTTATATTCCAGTAATGGCAGGTCCTAACGACATTACTGAAACAAGAAATATTATTGTAACTAATAAAAATATACAGAGTTTTAATCAAACTGCCAATAGTTTAAGATTCTTCCTTAATCCTCCAGTATTAGCCGATCGTGTTAACTGGGTTGGTGTAAGGATGTATCGCCATAAAGCAGGTGTCGCAGGTACAGGTGATTACATTGATCTAAGTCCTGTCAGTTACAGTAGTGTCAGCGCAGAATATAGTGCTCTTGTTGATAGTTTGACCTACGATGAAACATGGGAATTTGTTTTAGTTCCTTTGGTCTATTATGGAACCGGTGTTGTTGAAGCAAACAATGCTCAATATATGTCAGGATATTTCCACAACAGACAAGGCGATGCCGATTATCCAAGTGATTACAACTGGGCGCATTTGTGGATTATCAATGCTACGGAATCTACTGCTACTGCCAAGGCCCGCTTAGGTACTGCTATTCCTCGAGCAATTCGTAATGATACATATTTTGCCGCTATATCAAGTGCCACTATATTGACCAGTGGACAACCAAGCCGTCCTCGCAAATTAAGTTTTAGTATTAAAACAAGTACAGCCAATGGCACTAATGGACATATCAAAGGTGTTCGCATCTATTACAAATTTGGTAGCAATGTCTATTGGAAAACTGCTGATTATTTGTTTAATGGTGAAAATACACAAATCGATTTCAATAGTACACAAACAACGCCGGGTATGGATTTAGGTGTACCTCAATATCCAAACATACCCAATCTTGCTGATAATTATGATTTCAGTTTTAGAATACTCTATACAGACAATACTCTAAGCAAATATTGTAGCCAATTTTATAGTGTTAATGTGGAGGATGACAGCAACTTAGGTCAAACTTATTCTTTCAATCCATTTGGCAATAGAATATTCCAACCACAAACACCTTGGCAAGATCTTGTATTAGAAGCCAATGCTCCTCCTGGAAGTGTTACCGACCCAACAACATTAACACTGACCTTTACAAAATTAGGAGATAAAGGTACTGGTACAACCAGCGGCCAGGCTGTATTTTATTTTACAAATCCAGTGGCAAGTATGTTGCCTTATTATGCTGGGGTAAGAATCTATCGTAGAGATTTAACTCCTGGAGGTAGTACCACATACACAATCAATGATAGTAATGAACCTATCTTTAATCCATATGGATCAGAAGGTGTTGCTTATCAAGATTGTACGTGGGATGTCAATTATGCTTATTTGGTTACTCCAGTTGTATGGTATAACGGTGCCTTGACCAATTGTACAAAGAGTTGGTATTGGGCAGGCCCTATACACAATAGACAAACAGAAGCCACAGGATTAAATCCATACCCAGGTGTAAATTATTTGCCTAACTTAGGTAACTGGTTAACAAAATCAGCACCTCAGTTGGTAGATACAAATACAGCATTGGCAAGTCTAACTGCTCCTGTACAAGTAGCCAATCCACTTGTAACACTTAAGAGTATGAGTTTTATCTATGGCGGAGATCCAAGCCAAGCCTATTACAATATACAATTTATTAAACCTGCTAACACCATTAGTGTGGCAATTTATCGTAGATCTTATAATGGTTATTCAGGTGGTGGACAGTGGGATCCTAAAAACTTATATGGTATAGGCCGTTGGGAACAAATTAACCTTCCAAATGATGGGGTGCCTGCTGGATCTGTTTCTCAAGCCAATCTTCGTAATGCTATCTATAATCAAGAATTTAATGCTTATTATGATCCTACAAAAACAGCCAACGTGAATAATCCAAGTGTAGGATTGTTTAATTATTTGTATGGTAATATGACTGCTACGGCTCCTACATTGTTTCAATTAACTTCAGGACAAACACAAATATTAATTGTAGTCACCTATAATACAGGACAGGGTAATACTGTCAGCACACAAGGTTATCTATGTAACTTAAATTATGGAGTTGTATATCCAACTATCAATACAACTTATCCAATTAGCATAACCAGTAATGTCACAGTTGTTAATCTTGCCGATTATGAAAGTTTGAACAGTAATCCAGTTCCAACCAACGGTCTAAGTTTATTGCGTAAATTAAGTGAAGCCCGTAGTGTAATTCCTGTGACAAGTTTAATCAAACCTGGTACCTACAGCACTACTGGATGGAGTTACCCAAGTGTAAGTCCATTTATAGTATAAGGATAAGCAATGACAATACCAGCACAAAGCGGATATTACGATAACAGCACAGGTTATATTAGACCAGCAAGTAGTGATACTTGGGATTCTCATAGCGGTTTGACTTGGGACAGTTGGACCAGTTGGGATAAACCATTAAGTACAATCGTATGGTATCAACCAGTTGTTGATTTGCGTCAAGTTAAAAATTTTACCTTGAATATAACAACAGATAGCACTGGTTTAGTATCCTATGATATCTTTGTCAGTAACAATGGTCTATTTCAAGGCGAAGAAACACAAACAACTGTAAGTCATACTGCTACCAGTGTGGCAAGTTTTACTGGTAGATATATTCTTGTTGTTGTTACTTGCGCCTATAACAATATTGGTCTTACATTAGGTAATTGTTTAATTACTCCGGTGACTACAGGCGTAGTTGAATTAAGATATAACAATTTAGATTCAAGCACACTATCAGGATCATCAAGCAGTCGTACATTACCTTTAACACAAGACGTAAGTCAAATTATTGATATTGTTATTACACCGCATGAAGTAACCAGTTATGCTTTGGATCTATATGTTAGCAGTACTGCTACATCTACCTATGTGATACCAAAAATAATTAGTAAAACAATAAGTGGACCTACATTCGCAATGGTGGGTCTTGATAACAAACCCAGAGATGCCATTGTTGATATAATAGTAAAAGCATTACCTACTCAATATATGAGTGGCAATAATTTAGTCTCTACATAAGGATAACCAAATGACATTTCCAACAACATTAATTCCAACAACAAACTTAGACAATGGTTCTGATGATCCAAGTCTTGCTCGTGGCGATTTGCTAACTGCGGTTCAATCATTGAACACAATTATCACAGACAAAAATAATCCCAATGGTGTTGTTGTATTACAAAGCGATGGTACTATACAAGCCAGCCTATTGCCAACAACATTGACAACCCCAAGCGGACAATTAACTCTAAGTCCAGCAACCAATATTGTTAAGATTCAAAACTTCTTACGATTACAAAGTATTCCCAAAACCACATTGACACAGATAGTTGGCAATGCTGGTGATTTGGCTCTTTGTTCAAATGCTGATAGTGGTAATCCTGCTTTGGCAATCAGCAATGGCACAAATTGGTATTACTTGCCATTAGCCAGTTTTACACTCATATCTTAACCAAAATATTTGCCCATTCTGTAAATATGGAATGGATGCGAAAAAACTTAGACAATTTGTAGAACAGGTAGCCGTTGTAATCGATGGCAATGAAGTAGGTCCAAACGGCTGTTTGTCTGGATCAAAGAAAAAGAAGCCACCAAAAAAAATAACCAAAATTATAGAAAATGATTTTGGTGAAGAAGAAATAATTGAAGAAGAGGAAGTTGAGTACAATACCTCACTTCCTTTTGTCTTGAAAGAACTTAAACCTGTTGTTAAGTTATGTGAAATTGGTTGCGGTGAAATTGCTACCAACCAAATTATCCAATACAAATATTATGAATCACCAAAACCGCATTGGCGAACAATATGTAGGAAATGTCAAAAGGCTGTAGGTCCGGATGGTGAATTAGTAACTGGCTCGGTACAAATACAAAATGTCTTTTTTAAGCACTTAAATCGCGAACAAGATAAATAAATGTGTTAGGGAGATTGTATTCTACCGTTGAATACTGTTCTTAGATTAGTACGCCATATTAATCTGTTTCTTAAGCGGGCTACAGCCATTGCCCAATTTCTCTGTAATCTCCCTAACACCTTCGTCCGTAAAAAGGCGTTGGCATTAAAATTCTCCGATTTTAGCACCCTACCACGTAGGGTGTTTTTTTATGGATGATTCTGAATGTGTTCTAAACAGGTCTGTACGGCTTTGAACAATTCATTGTTGTTATGGCTAAGTTGAACAATGCTTTGTTGATTTACTTGATGGCTGTGAAGTAGTACATCGAAGTCTTTTTTATTTTGTTCACATTGTTTGGCCAAATTATTATGTGCTTCAACAAGTTGACCCAGTTTTACATCCATAGCAATGATTACTTCGTATGGATCAAAATCTCCAAACATACTATTCTTAGGCATTATTTTCCCCATTCAAACAATTGATTACGAAACACAATGGCTTCATAACCAAACTGATCACAACATTCATTTAGTACAGTTGTGATATGCGGCAGTTGTCCAAGACTTAGATCATTCTTAAAACGATCATCCTTGGCAAAATAATTATTAACCACTCCACCCAATACACTTAGTCTGGTATTATCGCGACCTGGAGCAATAGCAGTCTTGCCACGCTTGCCAAATAATTCGCGATCTCTATTACAGACAATAGCAGAGCCATTACTTGTACTTGTAAGTTCACTATAAGTTGCCATTGTGCGAATAATCTGATTCATAAGATAACTCATATCTTCGCCATCAATAGTTACATATTCGTTATTGCTATTGGTAAAACCTTTTGCTGTATACTTAATTTCTTTTGCCATTTCTTGGTCCTCTCTTTTCGCCTTTACGCATCCGTCCATGACGGACTAAATGTTCTTTACGTGTCATTAAAATTGTATTCTTTTTATTCCATTTGCCTTCAGTGTCTTCTCGTGTCATGACAATATTATCAGGTTGTCTTCCACGATTGGGCCATTCATCTCTCCATAATTCATAAAATTGTTCAAATGATAATTCCCATGTTTCGCCACGAAATTTAGCCTGTGCTCGGGCCTTCATCCATGGTGTATACATTGAATGTTTATATTCATCCGGCCCGCATTTCCAAACATGTGGTCTTTCTTTGCCAGCGGCATGTAATCCTACATTAGGTCCTCGTTTGGTCATATCAATCCTCATACCCACAAGGATCAATTTCATCCGGATGGCGTTTGTTTAATTTTAATAAAAGGGCCGCTAATTCTTCATCCAATTCTTCTTGTTCTTTTTGAGCATAAATTTCAGCCCTAATAACTTTGATACATTCGGCCACTTGATAACCTGTGTATTTGGAATAGATGTCGCGTAATTCGGCAAGACAAGTAGGATCCACTGGTGGATAAACTTCTTGATCGATTTTTTTTGTTGCCATATTATTCTCCTCTGTGTTCTTATTATAGCGTAATGTATTTAGCAAAACAAGCAAAATGGTGCCTAAAATAGAACTAATCTGTTCGAATCGCTTTATGTACTGGTTTTTTTAGTTTATACTAAATAGTATACAGAGGCAATAAAGGCAAACTTCAAATGGCAATTTCCCAAGGCATTATTATCTAACACCTAAGGTTGGCGGGCCGGTTCGTAATACCGCTGTGGAAAAACTGGGGAATAACCAGACACGCAACATGATGAGACACTCCCGTGGAGAGACATCCACTATCCTGAAAAATCGGAAGAGAGTTAAGTATTGTCATAGTATGAATGTTAGCATACGAAACACTTGGCTATAAAAACTTAAGAAACTGAGGAACGAGTCTTAAGGCGCAAATGCGAGTCGATGCGGGTAGGGAAAGATCAGAGCCCTTTAGCAACAAGTGGATAAACAAATACCTGCTTCCTAATGTCTTGGCTGTGAAACCCTCACATAATGACAAAAGATGGAACCGAGCAAAACGGTTCCGTCTGACTGTAAGTTGCCCTACATAATATCAAATACAATTTTAAGAAAAGAATAGTTCGAGCGCGAGCGAAGAACAGAAGAACTTTAGTTCTTCTTTACATGTTAAGGTAATATTCGCAGTTTTTAAGCAATCGCATGTCAGTGGGATTCATCTCTAAAGCACAACCACCATAATGTATAGCAGTATCTTTCATGCCGAGATTATGAGCGGCTAATGCGGCCAAATCATATAATTTCCAAGTCCATGGCTCTGGACCACTTGTAAACACATACTCACGATTCTTAATGGTCAAACCTTGAATACTGGCATAAAAGCATTCTTGCCATTGTTTGAGTTCATAACAGGCCTGTGCGAGATCTAACCAAGTGTCACGGATGTAACGACTGGTATCCACAGCCAATCGTAGTTTTTGTAGTGCCTGATCCGTTTGATTGAGTAATCTCAAACATTTGCCCTGTGTTCTTAATGCGAAACTGCGTTCATGATGCCATGTGGCGCTGGGCATGGCAAGATAACGATCAAACTCTCGGATACTGTCTTCATAGCGTCGGTAATACCAATATTCACGAGCCAAGTACCATGAATAACGATGACTGTAAGGATCTTCTTTTACAGCCGCTTCCAATTGAGTCAAATACTGTCCACGACTTTTGGTGGTATCAGGATAGTGTTCAATTAGGATATCATCAATCACACTCCATTGTTCTTTCACACGTGGATCAATCTCAATCATTTCATGGCACAAATGTCTCCAATTGTATCCATGACGACTGTGTATCTTTGTGGCATTGAATATGTTGCCTGCGCCATTGTTGAATTTGTACTGTAGTCTGGTAGTGCCCGGGCGCCAAGCATCCGTAACAAGATCTCTCCAACCCGGTGTTAATATTTCATCCATGTCCAGGCTAACACAAATATCATAGTCCTTGGGAATCAAACTCAATGCCGTGTTACGAGCAGTATCAAACCGCCAAGGCTTAACTGATATATCATACACAGTGATACCCAACTCACGAGCAATATCAACTGTGGCATCAGTACTACCTGTATCAGCCAGTACTATCATATCAGCGGCCTTGGCGCTTGAATAAAATTTCTCTACAAACTTTGCCTCATTCAGTGCGATGGCATACACGCATATTTTTACATTATCCATGCTATATTTAATGGAAGACTTAAATACTGTACTACGAGATGGAATAAAAAATGACTAAACCAGTAATTACCAATAGAGTAACACAAGGCACAGCCCTAACATATCAGCAATTAGATACTAATTTTAGTAATTTACAAAATGCTACCTTTGGAGTTACTGACGGCACGAATAGTCATGACTTTAATCTAAATGACAGAATAACCTTTACAGCAGGCACTAATATGAGCCTGGGTGTTAATCCATCGACAGGTGCCATTACTGTTACCAATACCTATTCTTATACATTGCCAACTGCTACGACTACTCAATTGGGTGGTGTTAAGGTAGATGGTACAACAATTACCATCACCAATGGGGTTATCAGTTCAAGTGCTGGCGGCGGTGTGCCAGTTGTTAGCAACTATTACAGTCTTGGATCTACAGGCAGTGGTAATTTTGGTCTCAAGGTCAACAGCACCTATGGTAGTAATATTGCTTTGATAGCAGGTAGCGAAACTCCCAATAGTTATGGTGCCAATATTGCTTTTTTACAAACCAGCAATTATACAGATTTTGCTATTCAAACCACACTGAATGGTGGGTATAAAAGCGGTATTACCTTAGATGGCCATGCCACTGTCGGTAATGTCAATGTGTATCCAGCATTGACCGTGACAGGACAAGTTTGGCCCACATCATATAGAGAACAAGCCACTACTAAATCATTTGTCAGTACATTTACACCAGATGCTACTGAATCCAGCATACAAATTATGACCTTGACTGGCAACATTTCAATTAACGGATTTAATACTGGTAATGTAGCCTATGGTCAAAGCGTTACCTTATTGTTGATTCAAGATTCAACAGGATCACGTACATTAACCAGCGGAATGAAGTTTGCGGGCGGTAGCAAAGCATTAAGCACAAGTCCTGGAGCCATTGATGTTTTATACATTACCTATATTAATGGTTACTATCTTGCCAGTTTAGTTAAAGGATTCGTATAATGATTGGCATGGGACATTTAAGCCTAATTAATAGCACAACAGGTACACCTTATACCAGTAGTTTAACTGGGGTATGGGCTGATAATTATTCAACTTTTCATAGTTATCCAACAGTCACTTATCCATCAGGTATACAAGCCAATAGTGTGGGAATATTGTGTATGTTTTCTGTATCATATGGGGGTATACCAGCGGCCGCAACACTACCTACAGGCTACACCAGTTTAATCAATAGTGGAGTATTTCCAACAAGTGGCACAGGTCAAAGAACACAAATAGCCTATAAAAAATTAACCGGATCTGAGTCAGGCGGAATCAATGGTATAAACGTGGATACAGGTAGTACTGCTGGTGGTTCAAGTTATATGGGTTTGATGATCTTATCAGTAGGCTATTCATACACTACCATTACTGCTGAAGATATACAGATCAGTAATAGTGTACGTAGCGGAGTTACAGCACAGGGTATTCCTGCCCATCTACAAACTGCCACAGGCAAATATGTTGAATTTAGTTTTGCCGCACATATATCTTATTCTAATACACCAACTTATAATTTAAGTAATCCTGTACATAATAATGTAGGTAATTTTATTGCTTGGGATTCACAAGACCCTGGCTATTCAAACTTTGATGCCTTCTTATCTCCCGACGATGGCTTTCAATTATTCATCACAACCGCAAGACTGAAGTTTTCTTAAGGTTTTCTAAGGTTTTTTTAACTTTAGAGTAAATAGTAGTATGAATCGCGAATTCACAAAAGACTCAACAAACCCTTAAGGAGATACTATGAGCGCCGCAAGTAATTATTCAGAACGCAAAATCTTGGACCATGTCCTAACAGCATCAACATATACAGCACCAAGTACACGCTACTTGGCCTTATTCACAAACACAAGCGGTAACGCTTTGACGAACTTACAAGCAGGTACATTAACTGATGAGATTTCAACATCTTCAACTGCTTATGGACGTCAAACAGTTACATTCGCAAGTGCTAACACAAGTGGCGGAACAACAAGTTCAGCAACTAACGCAACTGTAACATTTTCAGCCGCAACAGCAAGTTGGGGAACAGTAACCCATATCGCTGTTATGGACGCCGCAACTGGTGGTAACGTACTATTCTTCGGAGCAGTTACTACAAGTAAGCAAATTGACACTGGTGACACATTCCAAGTTACAAGTGGCAACTTAACAATCGCATTAGCGTAAAACAAAAAACCAATCAGGGCCTCGTGCCCTGATGCCACTTAACTCAGTCATAAACCCAACTCAGGAGCGACAAAAATGACAACCAAACCTTATGTAGTACTTCGTGGAGAAAAAGGAACACCTTTAACTTCTCAAGAAGGCGATAATAACTTTAGTA